CAAAGAAGAACTAGAAAAGGTCAAAGCATCACTGCCCGTGGGCAAATGGAATGCACAGTGGATGCAACAACCTACATCAGAAGAAGGTGCAATCTTAAAACGTGAATGGTGGAGAGTTTACGATAAGGATGAGATACCACCTTTACAGCACGTCATACAATCGTACGATACAGCTTTTCTTAAAAAAGAAACAGCGGACTATTCAGCTATTACGACCTGGGGTGTGTTCTATCCAGATGAAGATAGTGCAGCTAATCTAATACTTTTAGACGCCATCAAAGGCAGATACGAGTTTCCAGAACTAAGACGTGTGGCTCTACAGCAATACGATTATTGGAAACCTGAGTCTGTTATTATCGAGTCAAAGGCATCAGGACTACCTCTAACCTACGAGTTAAGGCAGATGAACATACCAGTTATTAACTTTACACCCAGCAAAGGAAATGATAAACATGCAAGGGTAAACGCCGTAGCGCCTCTTTTTGAGTCTGGAATGATATGGGCGCCAGATCAGAAATTTGCAGAGGAGGTGGTTGAGGAATGTGCTGCATTTCCAAACGGTGATCACGACGACCTTGTGGACTCTACAACACAAGCCATCATGAGATTCAGGCAAGGCGGATTAATACAACACCCTGAAGATTATATCGACGAAAAGAAAGACCCTAGACCTAGGACGTATTATTAATGATTAGAAATTTATTTGAAGCTGTCTCACTAATTAAAGCTGCCCCTAAAAACATAACAGATTTTCAGGAGCTTCTTAATTATGCCAGAAATATTTATAAAGAGGCAACAGGTGTTTTTCCTGATGGAATAGATTTTCTAACTTTAAAAAATGCTGCTAAAGAAGTGGCTAACATAAGAGATCCTAAAAAAGTTGTACAGTTTCCAGGAGGCGGTAAAGACAAAACAAGTCCATTTAAAGAGAGACCAGGAGAAGGTGAATTATCTGTTACCATAGAAGGTGAAACTAAAAACATGACACCTGAAGGCATCATGGATGTATTAATGGGTAAAGGTAAAGGAACAAAACCTACAAAGAAAGAAGGTCAACTGTTTAATCTGTCAGGTCAAAAAGGTAAATTTTTAACAGAGGATGAATTTGCAAGAGAGTTAGAAAGTAGTGTTATGAATTTTAAAAGAAACTCACCAGGATTTAATTTACAATTAATAGAGAGATTTAAAAAACCTGGAGCTAAAGCTTACAATCCTTTTCCAGATGAACAGGGTGATAAATTTTTAACCGATAATCAGAGACAAAGAAGTTTATCAGCTTTAGAAGACATCATGAAGAACGAAGAATATCAAATTAGATTTGCTGACAACTTTGCAGATCTTATGGAAGAAGGTGATAAAGCGATAGAATTTGCACCAGACCTGTTTAAAATAGACCCACCTAAAAAAGCAGATGGTGGTCGTATCGGTTTTGGAAGTGGTAGCTCAAGTCCGGTTGGTGTAGCTGGTAATCAAGTAGAGCCATCTCAAATGCAAGGACCGCCTGTAGCAACAGGCATTATGGCAACACCAGAAGGCATGACTGCTGAAGAATTTGCAAGGGCAAACCCAACTCGACAACAAATCTTAAACCCACCAGGACCAGTAACTCAACCTCCCGTTCGCACGCGAGGAGCACAGATGGGGGGAATTGATTTTTTAGTACCAATGGATGTTGGTAAAAAATTTCCAACTTCAGGTGGTCTTAATGAATTAAGAAAATTTCTTGGTTTTTTTGGAGCACAAGACATGGGTGTTGGTGTTAATATACCTACATCTAGAGGAATGATTACACCAGCAGTTAGTCCAAGAACAGGAGATCTTCAAGTAACTGCAAGAGGACGATTTAAAGACGGTAGCAAACCAAAGAGCCCAGGCCGAAGAACTTTTATGAAAACTATGGCAGGTCTGGCATCACTACCTTTTGTTGGTAAACTTTTTAAACCAGCAGCTAAAGTTGCAGACGCAGCACCTGTGATTCAGGAAGGGGCTAAACTTGGTTTTGAAAACTTCATGTTACTTGTAGATAAAATTAAAAGATTAGGTAAATCTGCAGATAATCTAGCAACAAAAGAACGAGAAAAAGTTATTAGATACGAGGGTAAAGATGGAAGCGAATACGAACTTGTTGAAGATTTAACAACAGGAGATATTAGTATTACAAAAGATAAACCAGGTATTGCTGTCTATGGTCGTGGCACAGACGATGTAGAAGGCATAGATGTTATTAAAGATAGATCCACGTTTATTTATCGAAAGGGGGAAGACGTTGTAGATACTAAAACTGGAAAGTCAAAAAGATCTCCAGATGAATATGAAGAAGTAAAGTTAGAATCAGGTGATGGAGAGACATTTGATGCAGTCGATGATGTAGATGATAAAATCATAAATGATGTCATAAATGAATTAACAGATGTAGCGCCTATAGATGATTTAACTGCAAATCAATACATGGGAACTAAAAGCCTTAGAAGTAAAAAAGCAGGCGGTGGTCTAGCCTACATGCTAGGAGAATAATGAAGATCGCAGAATATAAACAAATGATGGCGTATCTAACACGCCCTAAATTTAACGGCGGTGGTTCGGTTGGCAGCTTTGTAAAACCAAAAAGGAAACCTAAAGAAGAAGCAGAGAAAGTTAACAAGGCACGTAAAGAAAAAACTTTTGAAAAAGCAAAACCTGCACTAGAGAATCCAAAAGAAGTTAAGGAGATGATTGACAAACCAAAAAGAGGTTTGGTCGATGAACCAGGAAGCTATGGAGGTGCAAAAGAAGGACCAGCAGGTTCTCCTGCAATTAGAAAATATTTAAACAGTGTAAAAAAAGGATCCACTGTAGATGTCGGTGCTTATTTAGATAAATTTGATATTGTTAAAGAACCTGAAAGAAGCAATGCAACCGCTGCTTTTAAAAGAATAGCTCCAGAATTTGAAAATAAAAATTTAAACTTAAAATATAGAAGCGTGTCTGAAGCTTTAAGAGAACCTTTAAGCAAACAATTTAAAAAAGTAGCAAATCATTTTTTTAAAGATGAGATTGCAAAGTATGACAGCATGGAAGACTGGGCATACGCTAAAGAAAACAGATCTGACAGACTTGAAATTATAAGAGGTATAACAACAAAAGGAAAAAAAGGAATTGTAATAGGTAGGTATAAAAAACCAAAAGCCGATTTAAAAATTAAAGCAAGTTATGATCCAAAAACTAAAAAAGTAATAGGAGTATCTTTTCCTAGTAAAGAAATGGAGGAAAAATTTATAGAAAAAATTAAAGAAGTTTATACAAAACCAAAAGGAAAAGGATACAGCTCTAAAGATTTTGCGAGGGACTTTCCAGTTAACGCAAACACTGCAAATAAAATTATAAATGATTATTACCAACCCGAGAAAAAAATGGGACTAAAATATCCAAAAGGTAAAACTGTTGGAAAAAGTTCAACACAAATTAGATCTGAAAAACTTGGAGACACTAGCGTTGATGCAGTAGAAAGAGCAATATTAAAAGAAAAAAGAGAGCTATCTAAAGATTTAGGTTTAACTAGACCAGTAAAAGGTCGTGCTGGAACAACTGAAAGAACTTCAATAGATCTCGCACACAGGATTTCAAAAGACCATGCAAAAGCACTTGGTTTAAAATTTGGCACAGAAACAACAGGTTTTGACTCAAGATTAATTAATCAAGTTATACTTAGACCTGTAGAAAGAGAGTTAGAAATTCTTTATGCAAAACAAAGAAAACTTCGTACACAATTTCAAGAAGGAAAAGCACCTAAAGATTATGTAAAACAAATGAACAATCTTAATGCTGAAATTAATAAACAGATTAAACTTACAAACGGTAGAATGATAGGTGTTAATATTGATCCAAACACTAACGAAGTTAGTTTTACAGGACAAAAGAAAAAATTTAAATTATCAAATTTAGACCTAACATTTGAACAAATAAAAGATTTACCTAAAAATGAAAAACAAAAAATAATAACAGACTCAGTTTTAAAAGGAGTTGAAGCAGAAAAAGCTAGAGGATTTAGACCTTATGATTTTAAAACATTGTTATCTAGCCCTGAAAGAAGAAAAGAAGTTTTAAAATATGCAAAGAAAAACGCCCCTGATATTTTTTCTAAAGTTAAACAAGCTATAAGCAATCCTACATCAAAACGAAGATTTGCTTTGTATTCTAAATTACCGGCTGCTTTTATACCTGCAGGGATGACACTAGCTTTTCTTGGCCAGTCTGGCGAGGCACAAGCTGCAACACCAAAACCAATGGACTTTGATTTAGATATGTCTTTGACTCCTAAAAAAGAAAGTTCCACTAAAACTTTAGCTGGGGCTCTTGGAGCAGCACTTACTGCAGGAACTCAAAAAGGAAGAGACATAGCTAAAAAAGTAACCTCAGGAACTTTAAAGGGTTTTGGAAAAGCTTTTCTACCTCTTGGAACTCCGACTGGTACTGCTGCTATTGAAAAAGCCTATTTCTTTGATCCAACGTTAGAATCCTTAAAAAAAGGAGAAAAAATAAAAAGCAGCCCACTTCAAAATTTTCTTATTGATGTATCACTTCCTATTTCAGCCGTTGCCCCAACAGCAAAAGCCATGAATTTATTCGGACCATCAACAGGAGGATTTTTTAAAAGAACTGCTAAAGATATTGCAAAGACAGCGTTGGGGGGTGGTTATGCAACTAGAGGATTAGATGCCTTATCTAGAATGGTAGGACTTCAAAGCAAAAGACTTGGTCCAGGTGTAGTTTCTAGAGCTGTTCCCAATATTTTTAGAGCTGCAACAGTGCCATCTATTTACGCTGCGCCACTCGTAGAAACGGCTATACAAGGATACAACGCATACAAAAGATTAGAAGATGCAAAAGAAAAATATGGCATGGACGATACAGTTACAACAGCACTTGGTCAGGCTCCAAGAAAATATGTTCAAGAACTAATTAGTGAATTACCAGAGGTTGATAGATCAAGTGCAGCGGGTGGTGGTATTATGAAAATGGCTGGTAAATCATCAGGCCCAGCACCAGAATCAGGACCCACTCCACAGGGCTTGGATTTTTTAATGAAACGTGGTAGATAATTACAGGAGTTTAAATGGCAGATATAGATAAAGGACTTCCTAACACTCGTACCGAGGTCAAAGTTCCGGGCGAAGAGGTCGAGGTAAAGGAAGAAATTAAAGAACAACAACCCGTTGAAGTTACACCCGAAGAAGATGGCGGTGCAACGATTGACTTTGAACCAGGTGCAATAAACATACCTGGCACAGATTCTCATTTTGATAATCTTGCAGATATTTTACCTGATGATGTTTTAAATCCTCTAGGTGCAGAATTAAAAACTAATTATCTTGATTACAAGATGTCTAGAAAAGACTGGGAAAAATCTTATACAGAGGGACTTGACTTGCTTGGTTTCAAATACGAAAATAGAACGGAGCCGTTTCAAGGAGCTTCAGGTGCAACGCACCCTGTGTTGGCAGAAGCTGTTACACAGTTTCAAGCTACAGCATACAAAGAGCTATTACCAGCAGACGGTCCAGTAAGAACACAAATTTTAGGTATACCTACACCTG